AGGTCTACTTGTTCTATAATTTTGTGGTCAAAATAATCTCCACCGTCTGCATCACAAGTTTCGACTGATACATCATCAGCATGGTCAAATTGTAAAGGAGCATTTAATTTATAATAAGTAGTATTAACTACTGCTTGAGCAAATCGTCTAACTTCGGATTTAGTAGCACTTCCATCATCTATACATACATAACCACCAGCAGCAGCTGCAGTATTGATAGCCGTTACAGCAGAACCACTTCCGTTATCAATTCTAATGAAAATATCTCCTTTTTTAGCTTCTCCATGTAAAGATGCACCAGTACTACCTTTTGTCTGAGGAGTAGTAACAACACTACCAATTGGAAATCTTAATGGCCATCCATTTAATAGAATGATTCCAGAGATGGAACCAGTCAAAGTTTGTTGACCGGGATAAGCATAAGACCAATTTCTTTTAGATTGGGTTCCTAAGAATCTCCTACCTTCATGTGACATCTCTGGGTCTGGAGTATCTACAGTTTCATATACACCGGGAATATAAGTAATATATTTATCATCATCATTTCTACTAGCAGCTCCACCTATGGCAGTAACTTCTTTAACTTCTTCGTTATCTGCATGGAAAAAAGCTAGGGGTCTGTCTAAAGTAAGGGTAATAGTATTGCCGGGAGTAGTTCCAACTTGTTGAGTACCAGCAAAAGCCTCAACTCGTCTTACTTCATGTTCTCTATAAGTATTTGCAGCAGTACTTTCTACTGTACCTATACGAACCATATCACCCACTACGATAGAAGCTGATGCAATAGTATCTACAGTAATTGTCCTAGCTCCTGCATTTGCATCTGCATTCAATAATGCAGTTGAAGAACCAGCAGTTCCCTCCATCATTTCTGGGTCTCCACCCTGCGCAGCTTCTGTAGCAAACGTTACTTGCGCTTGGTCACTTCTATAAACAGCCATATTTAAATACCCCCTACTAGATTACTAGTATCATATATTATTATACTTATTTTAATTAAATTTCCTATGTATCTAATAAAACTGCATTATTAACTAAATTAATATCTACAGTTCCTGTCCACATATTTACTTGTTCGCTCACTTCTTCATTAAATCCCATAAACTGTTGCCTTTGGAAATTAGACAATGAATGCATTCTATTATGTGTAATTCTACGAATCTCTTGCATTAAATTATATAAACGTTGTCTACTATTTAATGTATATACTTCTAACTGAACATTATAAGTTCTATTTCCATATTTCCAATTTCCTATAGGCTCTTCCTGAAAAGCTGGGCTACCTGTTCTACCAATTACATGGTCTCCAACATTCAAATCAAATCTTATTGGTTGGTTATCCCCATTAACAATTATAAAAGAAGGCTCAGTAACATTACTGGCATTCCATTGCCCATCTAAATCTGTAATTATATCATCTATTGGAATAGGTTCATCAGCCATTAGAACACCTCAAAAGCTTTCATAGAATCCAAATTATCCTTAACATCAGTATCCCAACCAGATATCTTTGATTCCAAACTAATTCTATCCATACCACTAACAACATTCCCACCAAAATCAGCAGTTCTTATAACATCTATAGAAGCTAATTTTTTAGTTATATCTGTAATTATCCCTCCCTGTCTCGTATCTGTATTTATATCTCTTCCGTATAAATAAGTTACCTTAACTGGCATTGTAAATTCTCCACCACCCCATCTCCATACAGGAGCATTATAAGAAGTAAATCTCGCAGGAAGTAGAAAATACCTAGAAAACTGAACCATACCAGTATCTTGTACTAAAAAGTAATCATTTTTTCTACCCTGCGTTTTAGTGTCCCAACTAGCACCATTCCAAATTTTAAGACTCAATACTTTATAGGGGTCTGGTTTATCTAATTTAAAACCATTTAAATTGAACTGTTGATATTCATTGGCAACATAAGTAGGTCTCCAAGATTTTCTTGTGTACATATCAATATAAGACTGTGCTTCTATAATATACTGCTCTACTGATGCTTTACTAGGTACAGTAGAAGTTGTGAAATCTGTACCACTTGTAATATTTTTTAATTGTAATAATTCATATACATCCTGAGTACTACAGTAAGCATTATAAGGACGCATCTGAATTCTTTTAATTGTAGGAGCAGTAGTTGTACTAGCTGCACTAACTCGTATCCAATATTTGGTTACACTATTAATACTTCTAGTAGCCCAAGCATTTAGTAGATTCGGAGGAAATATTTCTACTCCATCTTTATCAAAAGCATATTGTCCACCTTCATCATCATCTGGGTCTAACTCATATCTGCCTGAAGCTGGTACAAAGGTAGTCCATGAACTACCAGTAGAAAATTGCCATGTTAAAGCTCCCAGACTTCCAGCCGTATCTATATCAAAAACAGCCATATCAAATCTTGATTCATGACCTAGTAATAAATAATCAGCAGTACTATTAAAAAGGGTAAATGCAGTTCCTGCTGGAGATTGTGCCTCTAGCGTGTTATCTGTAAATGTACTAGTTGATGTATTCTCATTATAAACTTTATCGAATTCGGCTCCTGCCGTTGTAGCCATGCCTTACTCCATATTAAGATTCTTCATTTGAAGGATATTCTGTACTTCTCTCAAAGTCTTCTGTTGAACCTTCTTTCTGTTCAACAACTTCTTGCCTTTCTTCTGGTGGTAACTTGCCCCTCAAGTACATAGCCACACCTTGTAAATTCTGTATCTGACCTATCAGAGTATTTCTAGAATTATTTATTTTATCTAGTTCCTGCCCCAATTGACCTAATTGGTCAGTTATAGTATTCAAATCTTCTTTAATGTCAACTTCCATGTTGAACCTCCTAACTAAACTTTATCTTTATATTATACTACATATTTTAACTTGGTGAAAAGGTAGAATAAGTAATGGTATCAGTAGTTCCATCACCACTTACTACACTATTCTTTCTATTATAATCTTTAACTGACTGTTTCAAGCCATTGATTAGATATGTTTTAATATCATCAGCATCAGGACTTGCATCACCTATGCTGTTAGCTAACGCATTTTGTAGAACAGGAAACTGTGCCTCTGCTATTGTGATTGTTATTGTTGTGTCTGCCATTTATTTTCCCTCCATAATCATAGAACGTAATTTTCTTACTTCTTCTAATAGTAATACTGTCAGTAACGGATACATCAATGAATCTGGCTGACCTTCTTTATTATACTGAATCAGTTCAGGTAAAATCTTGTCTACCTCTTCTGCTATGTATCCAAACGTACCCGGTAGTGTAGTTATATGACCCTCTTTAAAATTAAAACTCTTTGGAGTCAACTCAAACAATTTAGATGAATCTATTTCTAAGGGTCGTATGTTTTCTTTATATCTTAATGAGGATGAATCTGCTGTCCAAGTCAACACTCCTGCATCAGTACTGACTAATTGATATCCACTACTAGCAGCATAAGCAGGTGGTAATGTTAAAGTAAGATTTGCAACTTGGTCTGTTGCTATAAACTTAGTCCAATTATCTCCGTCTGGGTCATACAATTTTAGCCCAGCACCAGTACCACTAAGTCCCCTAGTAATATTTATATCATTGTAGAATGTCGTCTGTTGATTAAAACCAATACTCATAGCTAGTTCAGGGCCACTAACACCAGCGTAATAAGCAGCACCTGTCTGTGTACTGGTATCTCCTCCTCTTGAAGAAGTATAAAAGTCAAGGGTAGCACGAGTCGTTGAAGCTACACTATGGCTTCCTTTCAATTCAATCTTTGCTATTTCTGCTAATTGATAATATCCTGCTCCTGCATCCCCACTCTCCGGGTCATATACTTGCTGCCAAGATATAGCACCGAACTCTGTATCGCCACCTGTATTGCCAAGAGAACTACCAGTACTATAACCCCTTCTAAAAGCTAATTGACCACGAGATGATTTAGTACTTGTCTGTGTATCTATTGCAATACCACCAGTATTAGCCCCGGTAGTTATAGTAAGTTGCATTTCTTTACCCATTAACCAATTAGCAACATCGTCCTGAAAGCCATTAGAGTTATAGTCGTTACGAGCATCGTCCATAGGTATAGTGCTTGTAGCATATGCTGCTGCTGGAATAATAAGACCATAAGTATCCATCCTCATCCTTTCAGTTCCACTGGCAGAGAAACCAACTGTATTAGAAGCAGGGAAATATACTCCTGTGTTCTCATCTCCACTATTAGTTATAGATGGTAATGCTGCCGTACCATCTTGGAATTCCACATTTCCACCACTTGTTATTCTCATCGCTTCTGCTTCACTACCACTTGCTGCTGTATGAAATACAAAACCTGTATTAACTGAAGCACCTGAACCTGAA